CGATTTTATTAGGGATTTTTTAAATTAATTAATTTTAGTTATTCATTAATAATAAAAAGGTGACGGAAATCCTAATAGGATCTCTTACCATTCCAAAATTCGTTAACTTGGGAGAACATTTCAGGGTCTGAATTCAATATGTACTCTTTCAGGGTAACGTAATCAGTTAGGTTGTCACTGGGCGGGACGTCGAATACGTTCCTATTCCATTTATCGTGTTCAGAAAGTGAACCATGATAGTCTTTCACGGATTGGTGAATCTCATGAAGGGTAGGGAAAGGAGGGAAGGTATACTCTGCATTTTCTTCAAGTGCAAATTCAGAAGGCAGTTGGTATTGCCATTTCTTGAATGTTTTGCGAAGATGATGCGTGGGCACTGAACCTTTCGGTTTGAAAGATTCGTAAACCATACGACATAGTTGGTGGAAAGATTGGTTCTGTCCACAGCTGGCGTAGGCTAGGCCAAGGGCTCGGGCGGCGTGGATCCAGGAACGGTGTTCGGGGATAGGGCGCTCGGGTAGGGCAAGTTGGGCAACTAGTTTTCCAATCGGTCGCGTGGGCGATCCGTAGTTGTTTTCGTAGCTTAGGAAACTAATTTTAGTGCGTAGGTTCGAGTAAACGCTTTTGAGAACGGATAAAACCATTCCATGACGTGATTCGGAGTATTTCTCTAAGAATAGCATGAATGCATGGATTCTAGAATGTTCTATTTGGGTATAGATGAGGTTGTCATCTCCCATTACATAGAATAGCATTTCTAGGCACTCAGCGATTGAGAAACCGAATTCCAGTAGGCAGTCTGAGATGATGTACATGTTTCCGAAGGAGTCCAGGAATTGGGTATTCAGGAGCCCGGAAGGTACACCACCATGTCTGCGAATAAAGGCAAAACCGTCAAAAGAAAGAAAGGTCATTGACAGGTACCATATATACAAGAATCGTAGTGTGTTGAAGATTCTTTTGGCAAAACTGGCTATGGGTTGTGTTGTGTCATGATATCCACGGGAAGGCATGTAGCCGTGTGAGATAATCAGTAGTGAGGGAAGATAGTCAAGAAAGAAGGCTGTGATGACGTATCGGGGAAGGCGTTGGTCGAATTGGGACCAGTCGAGGGATATGAAACACCGGAAGGCGAGGGCGGCTCTGTCTAAGAAGGACATGGCGCCTCGAAATGTTTCGAGTCCGTGTGCGACGCAGCATTCGGGATTGCGAAGCTGGGCGAGGGCGGGTGCAGTGAGGGTTTTCTCGAGGTGGAGAAATCTATCACTAACGGAGTAAACTGGGCGAATTTTCTTTGACTCGGAGGGATCTCGTTTTGATATTTGTGATCGGATGAAGAGTTGAGCAGGGTGGCGTTGGAACCATTCATGCATTTTACTTTCATGTAATTCCTTTGGAACAAGGTCCGCAGGGAAGGGGCGAGAAGTGTATTTCACATGGTGAAATTCTGTGCGATATAGGTTTAACATGACGTTAAAGCTGTAACCTTTGCTGGTGGGGCGAGATAGGTACAAAGTGGGTGTGGACCATCTGGCAAAGATGCGCGTTTCAGGGTCAAATTTCGAGTAGTAGGATGAGGATGTGGAGAGGGGTGTGTCAGCGGCGAGGGCGTCGACAAAGTGTAAAGGGCGATAGGGCTTCAAGTTGAACTTGGCGCGTACTATGGTCATAATATCCTCATGACGTTG